TATAAACGGCCTAATCCTGAATTTAAGTACATAGTTTCGCTAGATCCAAGTAGTGGTACTGGAGGCGATCCAGCGGCAATACAAGTAATAGAATTACCCACATTCGAGCAAGTAGCAGAGTGGCAACACAATAAGACTCCTGTAGAAGGACAAATTAAAACCATGATGGATATCATGCAATACATACGTGAACTAGGAGCAAACCAAATATATTGGAGTGTAGAAAATAACACTATAGGTGAAGCTGCTCTTGTTGTTATAAGAGATACAGGAGAAGAAAATTTTCCAGGCGAAATGTTAAATGAGCCTAAAAAAGTATCAGGTAAACGTGCACGTAAAGGATTTTACACAGGGCATAAAACCAAAGTAGAGGCATGCCTACAACTCAAAAGATTTGTTGAAAACGAAAAAATTAAAATTAAAAGTAAGCCATTAATTAAAGAATTGAAAAATTTTGTGGCCAGGGGCAACAGTTTCGCAGCTAAACCTGGAGAGCATGACGATCTTGTAATGAGCATGCTCTTAGCAATCAGAATGGTGGATTACGTTAGCACTTTTGAGGATGATGTATATGAAGTTATAAACAGCAATCTAGCAGGCGGAGACTTCGGCGAGTATGGCGAAGACGAGTGGGATGGTCCTATGCCTGTAGATATGTTATAAACAGATAAATAATAGCATTAGGAGAGCTTTTTATGGCAATTAACTATCCAGGAATTTCAGAAAGAGTGTTTAATCTTCTCAAAGGTTATGGGCATGAAGTTACATCATACAACACTGAGGGCAAACTAGAAATAGACCCACAAAAAAGTGTACGTTTTGCTGTTTCTGAACCTAACATTTTGATTAGAGTAGATCAAAATACTGAAAGTTTGATGTTATCAACAGGTATGGAAGATGATGATGAATTGTTGCGTAAGCAGTTGAAAGAAATTGCTGATGATTTTTTGTTAGATTTTGATTATAGGAAATTTAATAGAAAACTTGCTGCAAAAAGCGAACAAATCGATGTAGATAAAAAATCGGAGATAGATATGGCTGATGTAATGGAAGGTTTCGGTACAATGACAGGTACTGCAAAAACCAGTTACCAACCATTGGATAATGTTAAAATTGTTGTTAAGCACAAGGCCGCAGTCAATGAAGAAACTCGCGGTGCTCGTAGCAGAAATATCCACAGTATTTTAATACAACGTGGCGATGAAAGATTTAAGATGAATGAGAATAGTCTTAAAGCTGCCCGTGCAATGGCAAGACATTTGCAAATGGGCGGTGAAGTTTTTGATAACGTTGGTGTTGCTATTGCAGAAATGGCAGAAGAGCAACGCAAATTAAAAGAGTTTGTTGGCTATGTACGCAAAGCAAACCTTATAAACGAAGAAAATGGCAAGTATGTAGATCTTGCAGTAGAAAATATTAATCAAATTAAGTCGACACTGGATAAATTATGCGGTGTCAAATCTTATGCAACAGCAGTTGAGTCTGTGTTGGATAGGCAAAACGTAGAGGTGTTAGAGGATGATGTAGACCTAGAAGGTCAATTCATACAAACGCATTTTGATGACAAAGTTGCAAATGCAATGGATAGTATCAAGAAAGGGTTATACAGACAGCAAGCATTCAGAGAAAGTATTGAACGAGCTATCGCTAAAGAAGACTTTAGTAATTTAAAAAATATGCTTAGTGAAAATGACGGCTTAGATTTTTCAACTCCACATGCCAGACTTAGTCACCAGGTGGCACAACTTGGCAATGCTGCTGAAAATAACATGTTGCGTAACCATTTACAAGGAATCAGTAAAAAGTTATCAGTGGGACAAAGTTTAGATCACTTTGATTATAACACTGTAAAAAGTTGTCTTATGAGTGTTAACCAGCCTAAAGTAAAGGCTGAAATGGCAGAAAGTTTTGAAGAAAACTATTCCAAGTTCATTGACAGTTTCGTAATTCTATAAAAACTAAAAATTAGAGATAGAGTAGAATCAATCTAAAGGTCCACTTTTGTGGACCTTTTTTTATTAATCTGATAAATAAAATTGTTAACAAACAAAAAATGGCCTAAAAACTATTGACAGTTTGTTATCTAGGCACTATAATAGTATTTGCATGTTGCGAATACGAACATGGCATTTTTAATAATTTTGGCTAACATGGCAATTTAAGGAGACTAACATGGCTAATTCATTAGAAGCAATCCGTCAGAAATTGGCGGCTATGGAAAACAAAGGTGACAACAAGTCATCTGCACCTCAACAGGACAACGCTATTTATCCGTTCCGGAGTATTGAAGAGGGACAAACCTCAACAATGCGTTTCCTCCCTGATAACGACCCTGACAACACTTTCTTTTGGGTAGAGCGTCAAATGATTCGTTTGACTTTCCCTGGTGTTAAGGGTGGTGAAAATAAACCTGTTACTGTACAAGTACCTTGTGGTGAAATGTACGGTGATACATGTCCTATTTTGACTGAAGTACGTCCTTGGTTCAAAGACGCTTCACTAGAAGATATGGGACGTAAGTATTGGAAGAAGCGTTCTTATATCTTCCAGGGCTTTGTAACTGACAATCCCCTAAACGAAGAAGCACCTGAAAATCCAATCAGACGTTTTGTTATTGGTCCTCAGATCTTTAACATCATTAAAGCGGCTCTCATGGATCCTGAGATGGAGAACCTTCCTACAGATTATGTTAACGGTACAGATTTCCGTTTAACAAAGTCTAGCAAAGGACAATATGCAGACTATTCTACCAGTAACTGGGCACGTCGTGAACGTGCACTTAGTGAAGAAGAATTGGCTGCTGTTGATCAGTATGGTCTATTCAACTTGAATGACTTCCTACCAGCACAACCTACTGCTGAACATTATCAAGCAATTAGCGAAATGTTTGCGGCTAGTGTTGATGGCGAGCTTTATGATCCTGAAAAATGGGGTAACTTTTACAAGCCATATGGCGTAGAAGTTCCTGCATCAGCATCTCCAGCACCTGGTCAGACAGGTTTACAGAAAACTGTAGCACCTGCACAGGAGGCGGCACCTGCTCCAGCACCAGTTGCTGAAACAGCACCTGCTCCAGCACCAGTGGTTGAAGAAGCACCTGCTCCAGCACCAGCGGCACCTGCACCAAGTGCAGACGCTGGCAAAAAATCAGCAGATGATATTCTTGCAATGATCAAGCAACGAGCTAATCAGTAAGGAGTAAACAATGCAGAAACCATTTGATTTGACTAAGTTTCGTACTGGTCTCACTAAGAGTATTAGTGGGATCAGTGCAGGCTTCCACGATCCAAGAGATTGGATCAGCACAGGCAACAAAACATTAAACTATTTAATTAGTGGAGACTTTGAAAAAGGTATTCCACTAGGAAAAGTTAGTGTTTTTGCCGGTGAGTCCGGTTCAGGTAAAAGTTTTATCTGCTCTGGTAATATTGTTAGAAACGCACAGCAATCAGGCTGTCAGGTAGTATTATTTGACTCAGAGAATGCTCTAGATGAGGATTGGTTGAAAGCACTAGATGTTGATACTAGTCCTGAAAAACTTTTGCGTATATCAGTTTCCATGATTGATGATGTCGCAAAAGCACTTTCAGAGTTTATCAAAGACTACAAAGCAAATTACGGTGATTTAGAGTATTCAGAAATGCCTAAATTATTGTTTGTTATTGACAGTTTAGGTATGTTGCTAACACCCACTGACGTTGATCAGTTTCAAAAGGGTGATATGAAAGGTGATTTAGGACGTAAGCCTAAAGCACTTACAGCATTAGTGCGTAATACAGTTAACCAGATTGCACCGTTCCCAATTGGTTTAGTTGCAACTAACCACACATACGCATCACAAGACATGTTTGATCCTGATGACAAGATCTCAGGCGGACAAGGTTTTATCTATGCATCAAGTATTGTGGTAGCAATGCGTAAACTTAAACTAAAGGAAGATGCAGACGGTAATAAAGTATCAGACGTTATGGGTATCAGAGCCGCATGTAAGGTTATGAAATCCAGATATAGCAAACCGTTTGAAGGTGTACAGGTAAAGATTCCATACGAAACAGGTATGGATCCATACAGTGGATGTTTGGACTTGTTTGAGTCTAAGGGTATCCTACAAAAAACCGGTAACAAACTGGAATATGTATCTCCTGTATCGGGAGAAGTTATTAAAGAGTTCAGAAAAGGCTGGACTTCAGATAAACTTCAACTAATTATAGATGAATGGAGCCACAACAGTGTTGATAATAACATTGATGTTGGTGACATTGATGCGGAAGAATTAGAAACCGATATCGAGGAATAACTTATGAGTGCCTTCGGGCACTCAATTTATTCTACTGACTTACACAGGAGTAAATATGAGTCCAGAAATTGCACTTTTAAATGAAGTTTGGGAAAAAGTAAAAGACTATATTCCTAAAAAAGAGCGAGTTGTTACTGCTGAAGCAGTGTTACAAACTTTTGAAGATCATGTAGATATGGCAGAAATTGAATTATACAAAAATGAATTTGACAGTTCAATGAAAGCTGCTATATTATCAAATTTAGACCTTGAAGATGAAGATGAATTCGAGGAAGATTGGGATTAAACCATGAGCACCTGGTATAACAAAATAGTTGATGATTTATCAGTTATTATTGACTGTATAGACTACTTTGAAAATGAACTAGAAGAAGCAAGATACGAATGTGGTATCAGAGGTAGTTTAGAAAAAGCATCAGCAAAGTTACCAGGTATAACTGAAATGCGATTCAATCAATTACAGGAGATTGAAGCAATTTTAGAACATCTGAACATAGAGCTTCGCAGAGAACGCAGTAAAACATTCCGTAAGTATCTCGAAGCCTATAACAGACAATTATCAAGCCGTGATGCAGAGAAGTTTGTTGATGGTGAAGATAGTGTAATCACACTAACACAATTAACCAATCAGTTCAGTTTATTGCGTAACAAGTTTTTAGGCATCATGAAAGGATTGGACACCAAACAGTGGCAAATTGGTCATATCACAAGACTTCGCACAGCAGGTATGGAAGACATTGTGATTGATTAATGTATACGTCAGACCCTCATTTAGAAAAAATAGTAGAAGAACAATTTCCAGAATACGCTGGTATTGACGATAAATTAGTCTTAACACTTAATACAGATTTGTCTAAAAAAGTACGATATGCTCTTTCACGTCGATCAAGTAAGATAGTTTTTTATATTCCCGAAACACTAAAAGTATCTTATTACCAGACAATCCATGAAAATATACCTCTAGGTGTAGATACTGATCGCGTCAGCCTAATTTGCGGATCTTTAAGTCCTGTGGTGGTGGAAGAATACCAGAGCTGGTGTTATGAAAATTCATACACACCATTAAAAGTACATTTAATGGAAATGTTTAGTAACCCTTATCTGAGTACAGATTTTGATCCGTTTAATGTAGAACACATTCTCAACCCAGACAGAGACAAACATTATTTGTGCATGAATAGAAGTGTTAGGCCCCACAGAATAGAATGTGTAGCCTGGCTGTACGAACAGGATTTATTTAACAAAGGTTTGATTAGTCATCCTGATAATCCTGTTATAACTCCAGATCATTCTCCTCTTTCAAAAACTGCAATTAACTGGCTTGAAAAACAATCAAGACATTTACCCTATGTTTTGGATAGCACTAGACACTACCATGGTGGAGAAATACAACATTCTTTGTTAATGTTTGCTAGGCGTGTACATTTTCAAATTGTTACAGAAACATCTTTTTACAATGATCCACCAGGCCCGGACCAACCATATAATGATTTATTCATTACTGAGAAGACGTACAAACCTTTCTTTATGGGCCACCCTTTTGTAGTTTTGGGACACCCAGGCACAATAAAGAGAGTCAGAGATAAAGGATTCGATGTATTTGATGACATAATAGACCACAAGTACGATCTTGAATATAATCATGACATTAGATTTAAACTGGCAATGATGGAAATTCGTAGATTATGTGATATAGAGCTGACCGTTTGGGAGCATAACAGACGTAGTATCATGGATAGATTGCTGGAGAATCACGTAAAATATACCAAAGATCTTGCAAAAATGCCCAAAAAAATTTAAAAAATCTATAAAATCAAGCACTTACAGGCTTGACATATCAGCAAAGTTTGCTATACTAATAGAGTAAATTAATTGCTGTGGGAGGCAAATATATGACAACTCAAGTCCGTATTAAAGAAGGTGTTTACGCTAACAAGCCAGTCGTAAACGAAGTGTTTAAACTGGTTAAAGAAGTTAGCCGTGGTAAAAAGGGTTACTTTGTTACTGTAGACGGTTCGGAACTCACTGGCCAGGCTGGTAGAAATATCCGCGTATTGGTCAACACTCCTGAAGATGTTACTATTGAGGAAACTAAGCCAGCAGAAACTGATGAGCAGGCAATCACTAGGATTAGAAAGCGTTTTGAAATCCTGGACAAAATGACTGACTCAGTTGCTAATGGTGTTGTACGTGGTCTCATTGTTAGTGGCCCTCCAGGTGTTGGTAAGTCATTTGGTGTTGAAACTATTCTTGATGAATATGACGCAATGGCTAAATTGAGCTCGCAACCACCTAGAACTGAAGTTGTAAAAGGTTCAATGACTCCAATCGGTCTGTATCAGACACTGTACATGAATTCGAATGCAGGTGACATCCTAGTATTTGATGACTGTGATAGCATCTTGTTTGACGAAGTTTGTTTGAACATGCTTAAGGCTGTGTTGGACTCAGGCAAGAAGCGTACTATTAGTTGGAAATCAGAATCAGCTGCATTGCGTAGGGAAGGTATCCCAGATCGATTTGATTTCAAAGGCGGTGTGATTTTTATCACCAACGTTAACTTTGAAAACGTTCGTTCTAAGAAGATCCAAGATCACTTAGCGGCACTGATGTCACGTTG